TTCGTCTGGTGATATCCAGATACCATTTGAAGCACCTGCCCATACGTATGGAGTTCCCGAACCCGGATTAATAGTAGTTGACATTAATGAAATTCCTCCATTTAATAATGTCCAATTTGCACCACCGTCAGTTGTTTTCCAAGCGTAGCAGTTTGCTTCTGACACACTGCTTGTTGGGGAGCCTAATGCTACAGCTGTATTCTCATCTAATGCATGAATTGCAGAAGTCCAAAAGGTATCTCCTGGTGAATTCACACCCATAGGAGTTGCTGCATTTTGCACATTGAAGGTTAACCCTCCATCATCCGATCTTACAACAAGACCTGATGAATTAATAGCCCATATGTTTAAGGTATCTACATACCATACTTCATGAAAGAAATCACAAGTATCCAGCATCGGTAGACACCTGAATACTTACGTTACCAGCTTGATTACTAGAACCAACCATGACAACCTTATCAGGATTAGTAGGATCGCACATAACATCTCTCCATTGAGAATCTGCATTACCCAATGGGGTTAAGTCTTCCCATCCGAATGGAGCAGAGTTTCCATGATCATTTAATCTGGAAACAGTATTGAAATTACCTACGGCATACGTTCTAGTCATGGCTTACTTTTTTAAATTTTTTTCGTAAACTGGTATACACCATTTACATCCTTGTTTTCCGTCGGAAGCTGTTTTCTTTTGACATCCGCATCCAAGTTTTCTTTTACAGTTGGGGCATGCTTGTTTTGGCATTTTTCTTTGTGTTTAACAAGAAAGGCAGTCTAATGCATTTAATCTTTTCATTGCATAGTTATATAACTCCATTCCTTTGGTTGGTTTATGACAAGTATCTACGGTTGCTTTAGCAGCATCCAAATAGCTTTTAATCTCTCTTAACTCATCAAGTTTTGCTGACTTGTTTTTTGGTGGTGAACAGGCTTCTAGTTCTAAATCACACAAATGTTTTTGATACTTCTTCATTGCTTGAGTAATTCTCAAATGATTATACTCTACATAAACAAGATCGTTTGGTGAAACACTATACCGAATTACATAAATACCATCAGGTAAACAGTCGTAGGTAGTTCCACAATTTGCGGTTTGAACCTCCAAGTTGCATGCTGTAAGATGACGTATGAATCCCGGTTCCAACGGTGGAACAGAATCTTCATTGAAAGTTGTTGCAGAAGTAAATCCTGGCATTAGAACTTGCAATGTAGGACATGAGATATTCATTCCTTCTGCATAGATACTTGTGTCATGAATGGTTAAAGCCCAATCATTCATAGTGTCAGGCATGTGTAAGCTGAGTACGTGCTTCATAATATTGTTAGTTTATATAAAAAGAGGGAATAGAGATCATCCCCATTCCCTCTCTCAAGAATATTAATATTTACTCTTATGGTGCTGCTGGAATAGCAACAGGAACACAAGCCGTATGGTCGTAAGTTTCAATTCCATTTGCAGTGATGTCTGCCCCAAGAGGGTTTCCAGCTGCAGTCAACCAAGTCTCCATAAATGTTTCCAAAGCTGCAGCCGTAACTCCAGAAGGAACATAAATGATTAGATTGTATTGGTCGTTGTCATGAACCGACGATGGGTTGTTGTAACGAGGTACAATATGTTGGATTACATACTTTGTGTAGAACGCAGTAGTAACCAACGCATCTCTCAATGCATTTCCTTGAGTAATCTCACGGATACGTGGATCAGTAGAGAAATTGTTTTGCAAGTAAGACTCACAAAGAATTAACTCACGTAGGTAAGTATTACCAAACCCTTGTCCACCAAATCCACAACACTCAGCTTCAATACAAAGTCCATCAAATACACATGGATCTCCAGTCTCATCAACTAAAGAGATGTCCATCTGAACAACTTCTTTGTTGTAGTAATCAGAAGTTTGGAAAGTACAAGTTCCAAATTCAGTATCCATATAAGCTCCAATGATACGAAGACCTGCTAGAGCACCTTCAGTATGACCTGTAGATACGTAGTTAGTCCACACTTGAGCAGACCCCGGTACACCAGGAGTCGATGGATGAGCTGCAGGCCATCCGTTGTCAACAGCTTCTTGAGCAGTAGCAAACCAAGGGTTTCCTGCTTCATCAAATACGATAGGACGTATGAAGTTTGTTAAATACGGAGACTCGATGATTTGGTTAGCCCAATCAACCATTACCAATGTAGAATCTACAGCAGTAGGAGTAATTGTTCCTTCTGGGCAACATCCTGTATAAGCAGCAAGTTGTCTGTAAGAATCACGATTCAATACTCTAAGTACTGGAGCACCATTCAAGTTAATGAATAAGTTGTAAGTTTCTCCACAAAGGAATTCGAACTCACAATCTTGAGAACCTACAGATGCAATCTCTGTAGTAGTACACTCAACACCAGGAACAAATCCTAGAGTAGCAGCGTCTGGAGTAATTGTATCAGCAACAAGGTATCCTGTACCAACTTGGTTTTCAACCATAGATACGATTTCACCACCTACTACTTCAACATCAACAGTCATACCTACACCTGCACCTGAAGTTGTTGTAGCAACACCAGTGTAAATGCCATCAGCATAACCTGAACCACAAGGAGAAACAAACGTAAGTGTTGTTCCAGATTGGAAGTTGGTAACACCAATATGCCATATAGATTGCTCTGGATTGGCATCCTCCATCTTGTAAAATTTAGACACCAATCTAGGATTGATCATCTTAGACTTGTTGGACTCTGCATATCCACCATGGAATGGTCCAATCTTATCCTCTGGCAAAATAGAAGCTCCACATAAATATAGAGACTGACCAGATGCAACTTCTGCCGAAGCAGCGATTACAGACAAGTAAGTGTCTTTTGTGAAAAATCCATAACTACCAAGCCCTAACTGGTTTGTACCAGCTGGATTAGCATCACCTAATGCTGAGGTCGGAACTCCTGCTTCGATAACAAGTCCACCTGATGTGTCAACGACACCACCACCGGATTGATCTACTTTAGTTCCTACGAAGGCTTTTGAAAAGCCATGTGAAAAATAACTCATTTTTTAATTCAATTTAATTTATACATACATATACTATAATCTAATCATTATTTGTTGAATAAACAATAGATTCGATATATTTTTAATACCCTCTAGGAGTGGATCTACGTTTTTTACTTTCACGAGGAATCCTTTCTTTGGTCATTGCTCCCCCCATTTGCATTTTTACTGTATTCTCAGTTTTCTTTTTTACAGTAACTTTTTCGCTATTGCTACGGTTCCCAGAGTTGTTACCCCTGTTATTGGAATTTTGGGTATTGCTTCTGTTACCGGTATTTTTATTTCCCGAATTTTGCGTATTCTTAGAGCCAACATTAGTCTCTTTACTTTTGCTTTGGGATGCATTAGAACTTGAACCAGAATTTGAACCTGAACGTGAACCAGAACTAGAACCCGATCGTGAAGACGAACTACCACCTTTTGATGTAGATCCTGATGCCGAACCTGAAGATGTAGTTGTAGATTTATTTTTAACTGTAGTCTTATTCACAGTTGTTTTATCACCTTCTTTATAAGAAGTAGAAACACTGCTAGGCCCTTTATTTACAGTCCTTGTTCTACTCGTACTTACATTTTTTGCAGTCTGGTTATTCTTATCTGCTTGAGATGAATATCCTTTATTTACTGCATCTTGGTTTTTACCCTTACTTTTTATGTTTTTGCGTTCTGCTCTAGCTTGAGCTTTTTTCTTTTTTTTCTCAAGTCTTTTATCTAAATCTTTAACCATGACTTATTTTATTTTAATTGATTAATAATAGTTTGTTTGTCGTCTTTTACCCCCGACAGAAGGGCGATTTTCTTTTGCAAATTTGGTAACCGATTTAGTTTTACCTTTATTTTTACCAAATTTTACTTCTTTATTCTTAACCGTGTTTCCTTCAGGATCTACAGTTTTACTTGCTGGTTGAAAAAAAGCAGGACCTTTATTTTCACCACCTAGCTTAAAAGCTTCTTTCTTAGAAGAAGGAGTAAGTACAACTTTATTAGTCTTTGTCTTGCCGGTGTTTAAATTTGTTAATGTTTTTGTAGCTGTATGAACAGCTCCCCCGTTATTAGGTTTTTTTGAAGTAGTTTTTACCATTCTACTTCCACGTTTGTCTTTTGGTGCTAACATGATTGTTTATTTTAATTATTAGATTCTACTGATTTATCTGCGACTTGCATAGATGTCATAGACTCGATATCACCAGAGATTATCTTCACTGTTTCATCAATAAGTAATTCTATGATATCGTCTTTGAATTCACATTCAACATCTACTGTAGAAGTATTTCCCGTATAAGGATTGGATACTCCTTGAATTTCAATTCGTGTTGGTTGCTTGTAATATACTAAAAATGCATTCTCTATTTTGAATTCATTATTTGTCCAAACCTTAACGGTGTTGTTCATTAATGTAACTAAAGTATGCCTCCATTCAAAATTGGGTTTCTTTAAGTGATCGTTAAGTAACACATCAATATTTGCCTCCTCGACAAGATACGTTACAAATTTGTCACCTTTACAACATTCTGTTGCTCCCGTAAAGGATACTCGTTTAAATTCGAAATAATTATCAGGCCAGTTCTCAGAACCAAAATAACAATCTTCTTCCTTCATCTCTAAAGGATGATTACGAAGGAGAACTTGTAAGTCATCTATTCTACGTTTAGATTGCTCATCCCCCGTTTTATGCGTATTGGTGCCGTGTAATTGTCTACGGCACCAATCAGGCATAGCTTTGTTGAATGCCTCAACAATCTTCCACGGCTCAATATTATCATAGTCATTGCTAGATATCTTATTGAGTCTTTGCTCAGTCTTGAGAATTATAGTAAGATTGTCCATCATTCATATTTTTACCACGTTCCTTCTACTTCGTCATGGATTTGATCGAGTAGCTCAACGTGACCAGGGTTATTTAATTTTTCGTAAACTTCGTCCACGTTTTTCCCTAGCATTATGTTTCCTTTAGGATAGTGTATCATACCATCTCCTTTTGAAACTATAAATTTAAAGAACAACGCATCCTTTATTACAGCTTTGATTTTCAACTCTTGCATACTCATAGTTGCAAACTTCAAGAATCGATTAGCAGCCTGTTTAATTTTGGGCTCTACTCCTTGACCAGTAATATACATATCCATGTTATCATAGATAACCGATTGTAAAGTACTGTTCTTGTATTGCATACTATTATTGTCAATAAGTTTTGCAGCATAAAATAATTTACGAGGATTGTCATCAGCCATCTCATCCAACATAGCAAGAGCTTTGTTTTTGATTTTACTGATTGATACGTTTACTGCAACCGTATCACTTTGTTTATCCAAGTACCATTTCTTTTGTTTAGGTCCTGCTTTACAGTCCTCTAAACTTTTCCCTATAAGTGGGAAACCTCCACACTCTATTGAGAGTATCAATAGCAAATGGTCGGTATTAGTTTTTGGTGTTAAGAAAATAGGATCGTTGTTACACTTAACCTTAATCTCACTCCAAATTTCTTTATTGTCTGGACGGAACGTTTGAACTTTTTCCCAAAAGTTTTCATCTGAAGGATCTACTTTGTTGAAAGTTTTCTCCAATTCCAATTCTGCAATAATAGTTCTTATCTCCTTTACCCGAGCATTGTAAGCATCCTCGTTTTGAACCTTTAATGCTTTTACTTCTGGAGCAAATTCATCTAGTCCGTTCAAGTATCTCAACTGACCTCTATAGCTTATACAAGCCATTTCTTCCATTTGATGAGTACCAGGAAATAAAACATATCCGTATTCTTCTAATCCCATATTTGGTTTTGTAGGATCACAGTAAGGTCGAATAGCAATGCTTCCAAGCTCACCGTATTTTTCTTTTAAATCTTCTAACATTTGTGTTGGTTTTTTGTGATTGTATCAAAGTTACAAAAACCCCCTGACAAAATCAGGGGGCTTAAGATGAAAGGGTTATTATAAACTGAAACCAGTTTCAGGGTTTCTCATTACAATTTTCAGAACTTTAGTTGGATCTTCTACCCAAATCGCTGGCATTGCCTGAGTCATATAAACTCGGTAACCGTTGAATTGACCATTAGATTGGAATCCTTGGGTACGACCCATGTAATCCATAGTACCATTTTGGTACCACCATCTCAACTCAGAATCCCACTTCTTACGAAGTAACTTGATGTTATCAGAACCTCCGTCAGTCACATCAAAGATAATGAATGAGTAAGAAGATAATGGGTAACCATCAATGATTGGGTTCTCAAGTTTATTCTGATGAACGTTATCAAATGCTGGATTCAATACGAACTTCACGTTAGCCAAGAACGGGATGATGTAAGATGTGAAAGCAAATCCAAATCCTAAATCCATTCCTTGGTTAGTAATAGCTCCAAGTTCCTTAGCATTCAATACTAATCCAGAAGCAACTGCTTCTCTAAGAACAGCTTCGTTGATCATTTTCATTCCGGCAATACCAGTTTGAATAACCAACTCACGTTTTGGATCTGGACCATCGAACTCAACTTTTCCACGGAAGAAGTTAAGTAATTCAGCACGGAACATATCCAAACGGAAATCAATCTTATTGTAAACATGCTTGAACGCATTGTCAAGTTGTTTCCAAAGACCTACAGAAAGACGCAAATCATCTGGCCCATCTTGCTTGATTCTACCTCCTTTACCCCACATAAGGTAAGTCTCAATATCATAAGCAATTTTCGAAAGGTGAGCTGCTTCCATTTTAGTTAAGAAAGTCTTAACCAAATCTCCACTCTCTACTGCTTTCTTCACATAGTCCGAACCATTAGCCTTAATCATAGACTCAATAGAGTTTACGTTAGGATCTAAGTTAGTATCGAAACTTCTCCAGATTTCAGTAACAGGAACCTTACCGTCAATAGTAAGACCACCTTTCTCCATAAGCTTCACACGAGAAGATACAGAATAATGAACGTGTGCTTCTGCGTTTCCTACGTAATTGTAGAACTCACGGCTTGAAGCCTCAGTGTTCATGTCTGCGAATCTTTCACCGTATTCACCTCTTGCAGAAGTTACTCTGAAATACTCAGTATTACATTCTAGATAAACATTATCGATGAATGCAGCAGAATCGTTGTTTACCAACTGAACTGTGTAGATTACACCGTCTCCCATATCTAAGATATCGTCAGCAGTGATGTACATTTCCAAACCGTTGTACTTGTCATAAGTAATGATTTCCCCATGAGAGAAAGCACGTTTGTTCATTTTGATGCGGAATGTAGTTCCGTCGATACCCTTAGTAGTATTCCCTGGTTCAATATCCTCAGTAATGTATGGACATTCTGCAGATACTGGAGTTCTCCATGTGAATTCTCCTTTTGGGTTCTCAACTTCAATTACATTTTTTCCGTTGAATGATGACATTTGATAAAGTGGCATCTCAACTTTCTGCATCTGAGCCCACATATCAATTGGTCCCATATCATCCGGCTTTGCATCCTTCATCAACTCCATCAAGTGGTATGAGTCAACATGAGAAGATGCCGTGTAAAGGTTATCTCTCAGGAACATACCGTTGTTTAAACTTGGTGTCATTGTATATATATTTAAAAATTCCTAATTCTATCGGCTAAACATTGACTGACCAGGCTTTCTCCTTACTGGAGCTTTTCTGGTAGCAGGGGCTTTAGCACCATCCCCTTTATTCGATGAAGTTTTCTTTTCTCCTTCAGCAGTTTTCAAACTTCTTACAGTTTTAGAATCTTGCTTTTGTTTACCTAAAGCTAAGACGTTATTCCTGTATCCTTGTGGATCAGCCATCAACCATAATGCTTCAGCAAGTATAGAGTGATCGGCATTTTCTCCAAATTGGTATCTTTCAATAAGGTGTCCCATTGCATTTGTGGGGTCACCGTTTCTATCTTGATACTGAGTATTATCACTTAATCCGTGATATAACATTGTTTGAATCTTTTCGTTTAATGGAATTCCATTTAACGTCGGCCTGTCAAGAGTTTTAAAAATAGTTTCTGCATATCTTTCTGAAGCTTTAGCAGCATCTTTTACTTTCTGCTCTTGCTCATCCAATTTCTTTTGAAGAGTTTCAGCTTGTCTCGCATCAAGCTTTGGCTTGAACTGAGTAGCTTTTTTCTCAAGGTCCCCTCTATCAATGATTGATGTTATTTCATCCTCAATGGATTCGTCATCACCATAATCAATAGAACGGAGGTGTTCTCTAACAATTCTTTCCTGGTCTTTTTCATCCTCTAAGGATAGCTCTGCCACCTCTTGTGAACGTGTAACCGTTTTTAGAACTGAGACAACATCTTTCCCACCATTCAAAGCATACGATACAACTTCTTGAAGTTTTGGATCTAGTCTTCCGAATATTTCTAATGGGGCTTTTTGAGCCGTTTCATTAACCTTCATGGTAATGTTACTCTCAATTAACTCTTCGATGTTGTCAATTGTATAACTGTTGATATCAGGTTGGTCTTCAAATAATGTAAGAGTACCTTTCTCAACTAGCTTACTCATTGCTTCAATAAGAGCTCCTTTTCGACCACCTTTATTCTTAGGTTCGTCGTCATCAGTTTGGGATCTATCTTCACCATCTCCGTCACCATCACCTCCACCGGGATCTGCGGTAACTTCTGCAAGAACTCTTGCAGCTTCTTCCTCTTCTTCTTTCTTAAGACGAGCTTCTTTTTCTTCTGGAGTTTCATTCTCTAAAAGAGCTGCAGCTTCTTCCTCCTCTTTTTTGATTCGGGCTGCCTCCTCCTCTGGAGTTTCTTCATCGGTTCCTCCCGAAGGAGGATTGTCAAGGAACGAAGTATCAACGTTCTCTCTATCAAACATTGAATTCTTGTTTTCTTCTGTTGAAGCTATCGTTACAGCTGCTTTTGTTCCCAAAAGCTCATCCATATCGTGAACTTCTACTTCTTCTGTTTTGTTATCACTCATATCTGTTGGTTTTTTGTGTATGTGACTTACTATAATTTAACGAAATTATTCTGCTTTAAATAATAATTGTTTAAAATTATAGCTATACACCATCGATTATTTGACAGTATATAGCTATAATTAGTTTTTTAATAAATTAATAGGTTTTTTTAAGACTTCTTTTTCCCTTTGGGTTTAGTCTTTTTCGGCTCAGAACGTTTCTTCTTAGCAGCTATCTCACTTGCCGTAGTATTCTCTCTAGCAATTGCGAGCTTATTGTCAACATCTTTATTTTGAATATCAACCTTTTGCTGTTCAATATCTAACTTACGTTCATTCAGATTCTTACTATTGTTTTCTTTCTCTCGATTGAACCCCATAGTCTCCTCGTGTGCTTGAGTACTTTCAATATCCTTAAGGACATCTTGGAAGTCGGATACTTTGTTTTCATCAATATCCTGCATAGCTCCAAAACCTGCAGCTTTAATCTTAGTGTTAAGAGTATTGTTACGGTTTTTGCTTTCCTGCATTTTCCACTCATGGTCATTCTCCATTTGCTTCTCTTTCTGACGAGCTTGTGCCTCTGCTTCTTGAAGTTCTTTAGCATTGGCATGTTCTTGTTGTGCTCGTTGTTGAGCTTTATCATCCATCCCTTTGAGGATATGATTAAGACTCCCCAAGGAATCAGCCTGCATTACTTCTCCCAAATCATAGATAGTTGCACCAGAAGTATTATTCTGTACAGCCATTGCTTGTATTTTCTCCATTACGGATCTAGTATTAGCATTGGTATTACAGTATACATTGATGTCAAGCAGTAATAAATCCACACCATTTATCTCGAAGAACTTTCTTTCATCTGGAGATACCATTGTTTGTAAACGAATAGAAGGTCGTTTTGAATGGTAATACTGAGCTAGGTCAGTTCTCATTTGATGAACACGAGGCATAAGGTGATCACTATGCTGAATGAAATATGTTTCTGTTTGAGCATAGGAACCTGATACGGCTTGTTCAACTCCGGTAGCTGTATTAGTTTGACCGATTTGTTGTCCTAGACGTTGTGGTGTAATACCAATAACTTCAAGAGCTTGTTGCTTAAAGAAGTTTGCCATTTGGACACGGCTCATTAATCTATTAGATTGCTCAAGGTTTAACTGCTGATAATGTTGGAAGTTCAATGCGTTCTCCGTATTAGATATAGATGTATCTAATGGAAGGATGCTAAAGTCCTTCATTGCACCATATGCTTTTGCATAGTTTGCTTTCCCCCAATCCTCTCCAAGAGATTTTTGTGGTAGAGCATTTTGGTCCAATGCGATTACTGTTCCAATCTCATCGATTAGAATATCAGCTATTTGATTATTTACAAGATTGAATCCAATCTGTGAAGGCATCAATAAGTCAACCATTCCTGAAGACTTAGTATTACGTTCCGTAAATATCTTTCCTTCTACAGGTAATTTACATCCGTAAAGTGATTGCTCACCTTTGAATTGGAATCTTAATGGTCCAATCTTAGAGCTCTCAATTCCAAGATACATTGGAGTAAATTCATCTTTATCTCCCGTATCACGGAACATCATTCTGTTAGGTCCAATCTTTACACCACCATATGTTTGATTAATCCATATCCATTCGATATGATCACCAAATACTAATGTCTCGGCATTACGTTGACTCTTGAATTTAGTATTGTAAATTGGATTATTAGTAACCATGTAGCTTTCATCAACTATATCTACATCAACTTCACCACCTTCTGATATACTTGTAAGGTATCCGATTTTACGTTGTGTTTTCCAGTATGCTGTTGTTACACGAACCATCTGGTCGTCTTGTAGGATTCCTGTATGTTCACTTTGCCCTACAATCCAAGATACAATGTCATCAGGATTATATGCGTTTTCATTATACGACAACCATCGTTTCATAGGCAACGAAGGATCTAAATTTTCTTCATGGCTTACGTCGGGATTGTAGTATCCATCGTTTGATATATTATCAAGTAAGTATCGGCCGGCACGAACAGGATGGAATCTCTCAAGAGTTTTCATTTGTTCTTCGTCCATTAACGAACCATATCTATCAATAACATCCGATATGGTAAGCATATCCAATTTCCCAATCCAATTTCCTTGAGAAACATATCTTACATCTGGAGTCTTATGATAAAATACAAGTGCTGGATTCCAAAGCTCTACTTCGTAATCATCTTCTAACATTCTGAAATGCCAGAACTCACGATCTGTAATAAGCATATCTCGGAAAGCAATCTCCTCAAGCTCATCCATTCTAAATCGTGCAACATCAACTTTATGCTGTTTAGTTGCCCATTGCTCACCTAAAGTTTGATATGTCTTAGAATAGAATTCTTCAATCTCAGGAAGTCTTTTTAATGCTTCAGGATCATACTGCTCTTGAGCCTCTGGTGAATCGGGGTCCATACCAGCATCAATCATTTTCTTTTGGAGCTTTGCCATAGCATCCTCCATAAGAGCTGATTCTATTTCAGACATCTTAGCATCCATAATCTCGTTATATGAATACTCATCTTCAGCACGATAATCAATTTTAGTATTTCGTTTTGCAAATTCAGCAACAAGTACATTAACGATATTTGGAATAATAGGATAGAACTTAATATCAAATGCAGAGTCTGTATCTTGGTCGTTGATACTATCTGAGGATAACAAATCAACCAGTTCAGAAACATCCGTTGGAACTTCTTCATCAACAAAATAGTCTTCACGATCAATTGTTCCTTTTGCCAACTTATAATTCTTCATGAGTCTGCGAGCAGTAGTAGACACTTGTTGTATCCCTTGCCACTCCAACCAATCCATATTATGTTCCCCCCAATCTTCATCTTTCTCGTCACGAGACAAGAACTGTATGGGCTGAGTAAATGAGTTAAAGCCCCTGGTCTTACCAGTGCCTTTTCCATTCTTGATTTGCATTGCATTCTTAACCTGCATACTATTTTAAATTTTTGAAGGCATTTCTTTTCGGTCGTTGTGATTTTTTACCACTTTTCGAACCAATGTTTTTAAAGGCACTCCTCTTACTTAATTTATAAATTTCATCGGACTTTTCCAAGTATTCTTTGTCCTCAGTTTCAAAGCGTTTCTTATATCCTTTGTTTGCACCTTGTAGTTTTACAAAGGCAATTAGAGCAGATAACGATATTAACCTATCGACATTTAAACCGTATTCATATTGCTTCATCTCTTCTAAAGCCATAGTATCAGGTATACGAACAATACCATAAGTGGTACTTATTTCATTACCATTTTCATCGGTTTCTATATGAATCTTTTCTTTTAAGAATTCAATTAAATACGTCAGTAAGTTATTAACGAATAATGTTCCCGTATTCTTCCATCCGTATTCTTGGAAAGTTCCCTTATTAAATCCGTGCTCCTTTAGGAATACCATCTCACTTTTAGGAACTAGGTATTTTTGTTTCTTCTGGTTGATCATATGTACGATAAATAAATAGACGTTTGCCTCAACTAATGTCCAGGCATTGTACCATTCAATTATCATTTCTAATCGTCGGTGGGTTTCGTTAATGTCATCAAATCTTCCTGCCCAAGTACAAACTAATTTATCCCCTTCAATATGAGTAACCGATTTCCCATTTTTGTAAGTAGTAACTTCTATTGGGTTTTTATATATCGATATAGAACATAATGAATCACTAGCCGTTGTTTTCCCTTCAGATACAGGATCGACAGAACCATAGTACGTGTGCCATTCTGGATTCTCGTCAGGTCTTTCGTAGACACATATCGAACCACTCTTGTCAATCATTTTTTTATCTACCGGGAATTCGGTGATTGGGGGCTTAGTAGTTCCTTTTGCTATAATCTTTCCATGCTTATCGTATTCAAGCTCTATGAGTTCCATTGGATATTTACCATCGTCAACATCCAGCTTGTGGCTATTTACTAATCCTAAAGGAAAACGAGATTCTTCTCTAGCTGAGAAGGCAACCTCCATATTGATAGGCTGTTGAGATTTACGAATTTGACAAGTATCCGAATCGAGATCTCTCTCCCATTCTTTGTATAATTGTTCAAGTCTTTTTGTAGCTTCGACAACCATACTGTTACCATACTTATCGATGTATGGAGGCATTGAATATTGTTCTGGAATAAATAATCCCGTTTCTTGAACGGTCCCTTTATAGTTTACATGCTTGTTTCGAATAGTCTGAAAGTTATTCTTACCAGCTTTATACATGTATTTTTTTAAAGGCTTACATTGAGATAGGTCACCAACCGTTCCTGCCCCAACAAAAAATCCAGTTGTGATATCACCGGCTTGCATTGCTGGACGAAGGAACTCGAATGTCTTATCCATAGTTTTGGCAATCCCTGCCTCCTCGTAGAAGAAGTATGTCGTTAATCCACCTACACCTGCTGTATCTGATTGTTGGAATGAGATTGCTCTAAGAGTACCCATGTTACCAACGTCATATGTTCTTCCCCCTTCGTTAACTTCTAATTTTTGTTGCCATTCTCCAACTCCTCCGGGATTCATTGCACGAACCCATGCCGTTTCTTTATTTAAGAAACTTCTATACATATTGGCAAACTTCCATGTCCCATCGACACCCGTTAAATAATCCTCAAGAGAAGCTCCCATTTTTAGTACTGGGGATTGGTCAAACCACAAAGCTCTAATTAGTTTGGCCATATGGTAGAATGAGGATCCAAACTGACGTTTCTTTAATACGATACCATGTTTGTAGTTGAGCTCGGCAATCCATTCGTATAATGCCATCCATAATTGAGTATCCCATATATCAGGGAAATCTTCAATCCTTGTTATCTTATCGATGATTGGAAGGAAATTTATCCAGAAGTAATACTCCTTTGGAAGATACCACTTCTTACCGTTATTCCATACGAATATACCCTTACAGCATTTTAATGCTTCCCAATCCCAATAATCTTCATGATCCAAACTACCATCTAGGAATCCACAATAGTAACCATCCTTATTGAATCGTATTGCTTCACTATTGAATATCTCAACAGAGTCGTCAAATTCATATTCACCAGGTTCTTTAAAGTAATCTGCCTCTAATATTTCAGCAAATTCTTTTCTACTTTCAAATGAGGTTAGTATCCACGTTCCATTATCCCACGTTGGGATATTTTCATGATATGGTCCAATGTTTTCTGGATCAACTCTTATCATTTTCGTTTAGCTTTTCTTCTCATATCATAAGGGAGAAAGGACTTTCCACGGGCTTGCACCTTGGTTTCTTCTTCAACATCCTCCATAGCACCCTTATAGGATGCACGGATATGTTTGAATTCTTTTGCTGCAGCTAACATACCACGAATGTTTCCATCTCGTCCGTCGGTAATTTGTGTTTCTGCAAGGTATGTTGACATATTATCAAGCATTACCTTAATTCCATTATAAGCTCTTCTGGTTGGAGTTTCATACAACTTTGTCAATTCATCTATTGCCTTGAGTATGGTTTCATCCTCTGTAAAAAATTGAGGTTGTAAATCTCTTTGTATTCGTTCTTCACGTTCTTCCTCTACAATATTTGCGTATGGGTTTTCATGAGTCTTATTGGTCATATAGAATACATATGCCAATACTTTAAGATGTTCTTCAGGATACTCCTCAATTATCTTATTGAGCCAACTAATCATATAACAATGTTCGGTAGGCTTTACGGTTCCGGATTCTATTTCGAATAGTCTAATGTTCATTATGTAATACTATTTTTTTATTAATCTTTAACCATTTCAGCATGGCTATTACTTCTTTCTTTAAATATGGAAGGTCGAATCTATTTATCTTTGCAATAATAGGTTCTCCTCCAGCATCTAAAGCATGAATTGGAAATCCATTATCATCTAAATGATCAATCTCAAACTCAACGTGTTGAATTTGTATTTTACCGGGAGTTAAATTAAAGTTATGTTTATGGATGATATACATGTAGATACTTAACTGTAACGCATAATGATTGAGTTCACAATCTTCCAAATGCTTAACAGGGCCTAACATCTTCTTATACGTACCGTCATAGAACTTATAACCTCTAGTTTTAATTTCTTTGTTGGTCTTATAGTCATGAACATCAATTCTATCTCCCACAATTTCAACTCGGTCAGCTTGGCCACATATACTAGCTGACTTTAAATATACTAAATGTTCAGGATATATTCCTTCGGCAATTCTTTGGTCAGGAGCAAACTTAACATCCTTCTCCATCAACGGACTAACGATTGGAAGTTCTATACCATCTCTTGTAATTGTATTACAGTTAAGCATATCACTTTCCCGTTGGTTGTGATACCATGTTCCGAGGTCTGTAGAACGCTTACTTTCTTTGTCCCACATTTTAAGTATTTCCTCGGGCTTCTTACCTTTGTATTTTGGGTTCTTTCCTTTAGAGCATCTTTCGGCCATCTTAGGTGCGTCAAAAGGCTCAACAAATTGATGAACCAGTCTAGTAACACTAACCCATTTAAAATCCTCATCTGGATTTACATTAGCATATATATGCCCGTCGTCTATAAATTTAAGCATCTGGATTTGGGTTTAAGATTTCATGTTCTACATCCTCTTCTTCGGTAAGCACTTTATCCCATAAAGACATTGGACAATGAGAAGATAGACTTCTTGTTTTAAATGCTAAAGAGCATCCACAATTTCCACAGCAGGGAGCTGTACCAGGAACAGAACAACTTACACCTTCTGGATCGAATTCGTCACACTTGTTACAAATCTCCATTCGGATAGCAGATATCTTTTCAATAGGTTCAGATTGGAACACCCTATTCTTTATTCCTTCTAAAATCTGCTTTCTATTATCCCATATTTTTTTTCCTACTGTCTCTTTCATTATTTTCTTTTTCTAGCTTATCTAATAACCTCTGTTGCTTGTCACGAATCTCAGTTGAAAGATTATATCGTTTAAGTAATTTGAAGCTTTCTGGCTTGTCCGAGGATAACATCTCTGATATCTTCTCAATTGACTTTTTCAGCTTTGGCTTACTTACTATAAATGTTCCTAATACAGGAACACCAATTGATACATCTTCTAAACCCTCCATCTTCTTTCGAAGCTCCGTATAATAAAAATCAACTACATCCCCCACCAGCTCCTCAGATACATTACAATCTTTGGCTGTCTTTGGGATTAGCTCTTTAGACCTTTTCGTTTTCGACATGGTATACTTTCATATCAATTAAAATATTCCCCTCAGATAATAGTTCTACATCTCCCGTAAGGGATATGATTTTATTACCCTTCCCATTTCTGATAACACTCCCGTCTTTTACACAGCTAAGTATAAAGTTTCTTACAGTTTGCGGGTTACTAAATACTTCTTCAGCAACTACTTGTTCACAGAAATCGGATATGTTCATCTCTCCCCACTCACCTAAGTAAGCTAGGGTGTCCATTTGAGCTGGACTTATTTTTATCTTATTAATAAAGCAATATGTTGTAATCTGAAATCGGATAATGTCATGCAGACTCAACGGAAGTCGTCTCTCAGTCTTTGTTACCTTCATCGTCTTTCTGTTTGGGTTCTTCAGGTTTTGCCATCATCGTGGCAAGTTTAACCTTAGACATATGTTCCCTAAGAGTATTCTCAGCAATATTTGCTTTCAAATTACTATACTCATCTTGAACTCTAAGGCTTTCAAGGTTTTCCTTCATGTGATTAACACGGTCATCCTTGAGTTTTAATAGATCTTCTTTTGATAAATCTTTGAGGTTGGTTTCTTGTCCCATAAAATTTGTTTACTCCGTAAAGTTAACAAAAAATATTTAAACAAAATATAGTTAATCTATTTCTTCGTCCTACGAAGAACTCTCTTTTTTGTAGTTCTTTTCTTAGTAGTAGTTGCTTTTCTAGTAGACGATTTACCACCCTTGCCATTTCTAGCACGATTAGAAGATTGAGATTCTTTTTTGGTGTTGCCTTTTGAATCATGGCTCATATCCTTACCATCCTTGTTTCCATAAGTACCAGCTTCACGGTTCTTTTTATTCAGTTTAGCACGGTACTTCTTACGTTTTGGATCTTTATGATACTCGGTATCATAGGCTTTCTTTTTAGCACGGGCTTTTGGGGATTTCTGCAAACGTTTAGCCGACTTGCTTTTACCTTTCTTGGTACCAGCAAGGGAATTACGTTTCTTAGGATTTTTGCCTTTAGCAGCCATTACAGATTCTTTAAAATTTCAACTAGACGAGGATCAGGATAAGCGTCCATCTTTCCGTTACGAACACTTGTATGTGACCATGTTCCCTCCATGTCTCCATTATAAGCTACAGAATCAAATGCGAAAGCATCTCGTGGATGTACTCCATTCTTTAATAGCTGAGGTATCCCGGCTGTTAATGGAATATGAGGATACGTATAAGCAATATGTTTTAAAAGACCTTCTAGGGCCTCCATTTGCTTATCTGTATATCGATGCCAATATTGACGACCTTTGAATTTATATCCAAGGTCACATACCATATCTGCAGGAACTAACCCTCCATAAGCATTATAGAACAAGTCCCCTTTCTTTGTAAGGTACCCATAGCTATTTATTTCAACAGCTGCAGAATACTTTGACATATCGAAGTTACCTACCTTACCCAAATGCCATCCAATATAATTATCTGGAAAACATTCAACAACCATTCCGTCATGATCTGTATTTCCATTCTTCGTACTGATACCACCAATACAATATTGAGTTGCAACACGACCTCTTGTGTCAGTGTTCCAGTTCCCAACAGTTCTTATTGGATTATGCCCACCGGCTGTATGATGAATAAAGAACCATCTAGGCTCAATCTTTCCGTAATCTCTTACGTACTCATCATCATCAAGGTAAACTTTATTAATCACCAACCCTGTACGAGATGTGTATTCCCCAAGGTGATTTAATTTGTTATCTGTATCTGGTCCTGATGGAGCATCGTCAATAGTATAATCGTCTGAATCAACTCCTTCAAGTAATTCGGTAAGAGTCATATCTCCTACGGCACCATCAACTTTTAAACCTCTAACAAGCTGGAATTCTTTTACAGCATCCTCGGTTACACTACCGAAGTAGTCAGTAATCTTATGATAAGTCCAAAAACCATGAAAGTCCAATAACGATTGGATCTCTTTTACATTTCTACCTTTTGCTCCTTTTTTAACCAGCATCTCGTCTTTGTTTAAATGGATTGGGTATTTTCGGTATCCAACTCTTAATAAAGAGTCCTGCTACCAATCCGATTATTAATAATAGCCACCAAATTTTTCCCATCTGGCGTTGAAACCAACTTCCTTTCTGTTGCTTCGTTTCTTCTTTAGCCAATTTGACCTCCGTATCGGTTTGATCATCTAGCCGTTTTGTAAGCTCCTTATTGAGTTTCTTTTCATAAACTAACGAATCCTTCAATCTTTTAGTTTCAAGCTTGTACATCTTCTCCTGATGCTTCAGGGAGTCTTTGTACATTCTTCTTTCGAACCTAAGTTCTTTACGAGATTTATTTCGTGTAGCCTCCTTGAAAGCTTCTAAATTAAAATCACAAGGAACCTCAATGGTTTCTGTTATTCGTATAATGGAATCTTTGCCGTCAACTCCTGGTATTGTATCATACTCAACGAGTCGTAGTGTATCCGTAGGAAAGGCTAGAGTTGAATCCTTTTCAATTGCCCTCTCTATTTTATCAATACCTTGTTGATATAATTTTGGAGCTGAACAAGATACCAATCCCAAAGTTACTGTCAGAAATACGTATAATAATCTCATTAGACAAATATACAAATTCTATCCTAAAGGCTCTTGAGGTGGCTTATTCTTCTTCTCTCGTTGGATCTGACTGATTGTATAGCCAGCAATTAAGAACTCAGCACCAGCCCACATGAGAAACTCATAAACATCCATAGTGCTTATGTGAGTTACTAAGTACCAAATCATTCCCGTTTGAGCAATAAGGAATGCTATTCCAGACTCAATTCTTTTCTTAGAGAAATGCGAAGGTTTATCAGAATATAGATTCATGATTTCCTTAAAGAACCATTTAATATTGGTCCAACCGATAAATGTTTTAGGAAGTCCCATGTTACTTCAAATTATATCCACCACCTTTAGCTGGCATTAATCCTGCTTTGTTGGCACTTGCTACCATTTTACGAGTCTTCTCTGGTGAAGTTGTTTTAGGCATCACACCTTTTTTAACTTGACTCATTCGTGTCTTCTGACCTGTTTTTGAACTATGCATAATTATTATTTATTTATTGATAATATTTAAAACCTCCTTTAATGTAGAACCATCCTTGGTCATCTTTCCAAGCATCGTAATTTCTACCGTTCCAATGATGGAACTTAACAACTTCATCGTCATCCATACTTACATAGTAACCGACGGCCATCCATCTGGTTTCTTCTTGAAGATATGGAATCCATTGAGTTAGTATTGAATCCTGAGTATCGTGTCGATTTTTACTGTCCTTGTACATCTCACCAAGCTCCTCACAAACATCATCTTTTTCGACCCCCATTTCTTTAGCTAAATCTCCTCTAGTAGAACTCCCCTTGTTTTCATCAACAACATCCATGATGAATTCCTCAATACGAGGCTCCATCATGTAGGCAATTCCTCCCCATAGAACAGAAGCAAAAGAGAATATCAACATAAAATTCCCAATTCTTTTAAACCAATTATTTACTTTAGTTTCTGGCATTATTTTTTTTTTAATCAACTAGGGCTTAACATCCACCCCAAGAGCCAGAACCTCCAAAGGCTCCTCCCCCATCACCTACTCCTGCTGCTGATGCATTTCCATGAGTACCCCAAGTAACTTGACATACTCCTCCATCTTCAGCTGCAAAAGCTACTCCGAAGTCTCCAGTCTTAAGTAGAGTGCTCAAGTCAGCATAATAGATAACTCCACCAGCATCTACTTCACCTACACCTAATCCTCCAGAATCTCCTTCAAACTTATGACAGTTCCCTTGAGGATCTTCAAAAGTTACTGTACAATGAGTATAGAATAAAAACGATTCTACCTCAATAGTACAAGGGCATGTTGTAACTCCTAAGTCACCTTCTTTAAAAACAGGTGTAGGATTTACATTCAACTTACGTGTAACTTCACCTTGTACATTTGGATTAATTCCTTTTGCTGCAAAATACTTTTCAGCTCTAATTCTTCTTTCGGTTTTGTTTTCTGACATTTTATTATGTTTTAATAAATTAACTACTCTTTAAGATCTCTATTTTTTTTATCTGGAAATATTTTCTCTGCAATTCGTTTCCACAAATTGTATCCTAAGATATCACCAATATTTTCAAATACACTTTTAATCTCAAGTCCTGCAAGAATCCCTGCAGTAACATCTATCCACGGAACATGAGACATAAAATAATCCTCTCCGACTTTAGCAACGATAATTGCCAAAGGATATAGAATCAACTTTATTAGTATCCTACTTCCTCTTCGAGAAGTAACATGTTTTCTCCATCCTTGCCAGATGCTTCCTTCTATTCGAGCACCTTCTTTCCATCCTGCCCATACACCAGTAAAGGTGTCAGCTAAGATTAAAAAACCAATTGCTCCTAAAGTGGTAGCAATATCTGAGAAAAAAGCACTCAGGAATGTTATTATATATAGTATCACAGATTGTTTCATTTTTGATTCTTCTTGAAAGTATACATTTCATATGCTGCAATACAATGGTCTTCATGTTTAGAATCCAATTTACTTAGTAGATCACATAGCCATAAACCATTCTTATTCAATAATCCTCTTTTCTTTAAGTCACCGAGTGCAGCACTAATCGTTACGTCTGCCATCCCGAACAATGTACTTTCAGTACTTGTTACGAAATCCTCAATGAGCTCTCCTATAGTTACGTTTCCAAACAAGTCAATTATGTACCCGATAAATAGAAAGAATTGCTTGAATACTCCCCATATCTGATATAAGAATGCCAACACCCACTTACCAGTTCGATTCCACCTTTCTTTACGTGGACGTTTGCGATAGTCATATAGTGGTTTTAAGATGGTGTATAATATCCCTATAGGAATAATACCAACTGGAATTATATCCCATATCCAGAACCATGGCCAAATAAGTAAAACTGCAAGTATTGCTACAAGCAGTGTTCCAATTTCCTCAAGAATTTTGCTGAATATATTCATCATTAATAAGTTGACCTGATTTATTACCGTATGCGTCACAATGTCCTTTAGAAGATCCGCATGCACTACAAATAAAAATCAGTGATATTATTACTATAATCTTTTTCATATTATTCGGCTACTGGTGTTAATTCTCCTACAAGAAATGCTTTAGCTGCAGCATCCATGAATGGTAAAGCTGAAGCATTAATACCATCAATTAAAGGCTGAGTAAAATGCTTTAGCTGCAGCATCCATGAATGGTAAAGCTGAAGCATTAATACCATCAATTAAAGGCTGAGTATTGCCTAAAGTATATACATAAAGTAATGCTGCCACCTCAGTTGACAAATCTGTAACTTTCTGCTCGGCTGTGGCTTGGTCATCTCCAAGCCCCATGAAGTAGCCTACAAAATCCATTGTAGCTTTACCAAGAGTAAATTCTCTTTCCCTAACTCTATTCATATAGAGCACATATGTTTTATCTCCTGTTATCATAATACATTAATTGTGTAGTTAAAGTCTAAACCTCTCACCCAAGCATCCATTCCATTCTCACCTAAAAAGCTTAATTGTATAGTTACTATATCTCCAGGAACTAAAGTAACTCCAAAAGGAATAGTTTGTTTTTCAAAAGCAGGATATAACGCTGTAGTATTTATATCAACAGCACTAAATGCGGGATCTACAACTGTATTGACAAGCCCCGTTAAAACAAAACCTGTTATTGGACCGTTTGTTGAAAGAACAATATCTATTGAGCCATTTCCCGAATAACCCGCAGGAACAATAAATTGCCATAAAGCTTGTTTAGTACCAGGCACCACAGGACCTCCAACACCTTGTATGGTATAGACTAATATATTTTGATCCTGAGCTATACCAGAAGTAGCAGTACCTCCAGCTGGTTCAGCTACAGAAGCTAAAGCCATAGGTACAGAACCTCCAATACCTCCAGCTAAATCATTTTCTGTAAGAAAAGGATTTGCATCCGATGGAGCATTCGCGTTAATTGCTGCCTGATATTCATTATTAGGCAGGTTTCTTGATATTCCTGATTTACCACTCATTACGTTGTGTATTCAATTATTAATGTAGTACCTGTTCCGTCATAGGCTATGGCACCATATGTGTCTCGATTACCAATTGCACCCCATGGTATTGACACTCCTGCCGGAATTGA